AGAGTAATAACTAAATAAATAAATAAAAATGGAAGTAAAAGGAAAATTAATTAAAAAATTAGAAGTACAATCAGGAGTTAGTAAAGCAGGAAAAGATTGGAAAAAGCAAACTGTTGTAATAGATACAGGTGATGATTTTAATAACATAATTGCTGTTAGTGCTTTTGGTGATAAGCTTGAACAGTTAGAAGATTTAGAAGAAGGTATGAATGTTATAATATCTTGTAATGTTTATTCTAGAGAATACAACGGAAGGTATTATCATAATATAGATGGATATTGGTTTACAAGTCAAGATAATAAAGAAAGTAAAAAAGAATTTATAACTTCAGATGATATGCCATTTTAATTATGAAACAAGAACAAGATTTTAAAAATTTATGCAACTTAACAACATCTTTGTTAGGTATGCGTAAAGGATCGTTAGCTTTAAAAAGCAGAAAGGTTGAATATCAAGTACCTAGAGCAGTAGTAAGTGTTATAGCTAGAATGGAAGACGATATACATAGAGGTGTAATAGGTAAAGTTTTAAAACGTGATAGAACTAGCGTTAACCACTATGAAAGAAATCATTCTTCTAATTATGCTTCTTGGGGTTTATACAGAGATACATTTAACAAAATATATAATGCTTACATAAGTATAAAAGATGCTAGAAAAACCTTTTACAGCTTAAAAGATATGCAAACTTATTTATGGGATAACAAAGTAAGAAATGATGTTAATAAACAAACTTGTTTACAAATTACATCAGGTAAATATCAAGTTGACATAAAAGTTTCATACAGAAATTTTTACAATCAGTTAGAAAATATTAAATTAGCCCTTCAAGATTATAATTATGATCTTAAAATAATTCAACTATAAATATGAAAAACCTTTTAAGCAGTACAGCTTTTTTAGTATTAAATAAACAATTAGCGAAGCAAATAGGATTGAAAGAAGCAGTCCTACTTGCTGACCTAATTAGCAAAGAAGAATATTTTTTAGCAAACGGAATGACAGACGGTTGGTTTTTTAATACTGAAGATAATATAGAACAAGATACAACTTTGAGTCCTTCACAACAAAGAAAATGTATAAAAAACTTAGTTAAGTTAAAAATTATAGAAGTTAAAAGAAAAGGAGTACCTGCTAAAAGATATTTTAAAATAAATGAAGAACAAGTTATTAACTTTCTTAACAACTTGTCATTAAAAAAAGTAAGAACTATTAATAAGAATAAAGAAATAAGAATAACAAATAAATACTTTATAAAGCCAACAGCAGAACAAATTGAAAATTATTGTAATGAAAGAAATAATAATGTAGATCATAATGCGTTTTTAGATTTTTATGAAAGTAAAGATTGGAAGATAGGTAAAAACAAAATGAAAGATTGGAAGGCAGCAGTAAGAACTTGGGAGCGTAGAGAAGTAAAAAAACCGACAAAAATGTCTAAATTAGATTCACAAATTAATGCGTGGCATCAAGCAAAAAAACTATTATGAAAGCACTAAAAAATGAAAATTTAAAAGAACTGAGTGAAAAAGTTCTAGATCTAATTGCAAAAACATCTGTAGAGATAGGACACAAGACAGACGCACAAACTATGGCAAGTCTGAGTAAAATATTTGCTTCAGACTTAATTAATGAAAAACGTTTTGGAAATATGACTTTTAACCAAATACAAGACGCTTTTCATCAGGGTGTAAGATTTGGCAAAGATGAACCTTTTTTAAATATAAGAACATTTTATAAATGGGTATATGCACATAAGAAAGTTATTGACAATGCCTATTACGAAGTACATACATTAGGAAAATCAAAAGAAAGAACATTATTTTATCAAGAACCGTTAAAAAAACTATTAAAATGACAGAAAAAGAAAAAGAAGAACACAAATTGTGGCTGAAAGGCATAACAGTTGAATCAAAAGATTTTGAAGAAAATTTTGAAACAACTTGTTGTGGTGATCAAATTACAGGAACAGTAGAAGATGTAGGACTTTGTCCAACTTGTTTAGAACATATATAAAATGAAGATATTAACAACTATATGGTTAATAATTATTATTATGTGCATTATAGAAGCATTTTTTTGCACTAAATTTGAAAATGAACTTTAAAATTAAAACTATGAACACAAAACAAAAAGTACAATATTGGTTAGAAAAATATTCACATTTGAAAGACAACGATAATGCTTTATGTGCTAATATTTGGAATGATGAAATAAAAAAGTATATTGAAATGAAAAAATCTAGTGTAAAAGATTTTTTAAGACTATATTCTTTAGGTCAATTAACTTCAGCTCCTAGCATAAAAAGAGCAAGAGCAAAACTACAAGAAGAGAACCCTTCATTAAGAGGTGAAAAATATTATCTTAGAAAAGGAACTTTACAAGACAAAGTGCGTAAAGAACTAGGATATGGCAAACAAAATTAAATTATTAGAATTATTTGCAGGTTCTAGATCGGTCGGTAAAGTTGCAGAAGAATTAGGTTATGATGTTTTTTCAGTTGATTTAAAAAATTTTGAAGGTATAAATCTTGTTAAAGATATTGAATTTTTAACCAAAGATGATATTCCTTTTATACCTAATGTAATTTGGGCTTCACCACCTTGTACAACTTATTCAATAGCAGCAATTGCACATCATAGAAATATGGGGAAGCCAAAAACAGATTTTGCCGCAAAAAGTGATAGACTTGTATTAAATACTTTAAAACTAATCAAAGAATTTAACTGTAAATATTTTATAGAAAATCCTAGAGGATATATGCGTAAAATGTACTTTATGAAAGGTTTACCTAAAACTACAGTTTGGTATTGTCGTTATGGTGATAGAGTAGCAAAACCTACTGACATTTGGAGTAATCATATATATAATTTATTTAATTCAAATGGTTGGCAACCTAGAAAAGAATGTTTTAATGGTAATAAAAATTGCCACCACGAAGCAGCACCTAGAGGATCCAAAACAGGTACACAGGGAATAAAAGGCAATTATGAAAGAAGTAAAATACCTTATGAATTGTGTAAAGAAATACTGCTTTCAATATGAAATCAATAAGTAAACTTAAAAAAGAACTTGACAAATGGTTCAGTCTTTATATAAGACTTAGAGAAGCAACTAATGAAGGAATGGTTCAATGCTTTACTTCTAACAGGATTTACCATTATAAAAATATTCACGCAGGGCATTTTATTTCTCGTAGGCATTTAGCAACTCGTTGGTGCGAAACAAATGTGCAGCCACAATCAGCAGCAGATAATCTATTTGGACAAGGTGAGCAGTATAAGTTTGGTTTAAATTTAGATGCAAAGTATGGATCAGGAACTGCTGAGGAATTACAATTTAAAGCACGATCAACTGTTAAGCTTTCTCGAATAGACTATGAAGAAAAAATCAGTTATTACAAAGATGCTGTTAATAACTTAAAAAAAGAAAAGGGAATTGAATGAACTTTTTTTATATGTTTGACATATGACTCAGCCGATTTATTCAAGTGAGCAACACAAAGCAATAATAGAAAAATATATTGTTATGTGTGAAGAATTTGCAAAAGATGTTAGTACAAAAAACAAACTAACAAATTATTTAGAAGTTGTAGATACAATTATTGAGTATCATAATAATTACGGCAAAGGCAAATTAGAAAATAATTGGTATGATTGGCTGATGATAATACCTATAAATTTATCAGTAATGACTAATGGTTTTTTTGCAGGATTAGAAACTAAAAGAAATGCAGCAAAAATTAGAGCTTACAAAGTATTACTTAACGAAATGATTTACGAAGTAGTTGACAAAATAAACAAATTAGAACAAGTCGATGAATAAGATTTACTCAGAAATAGCCAACCTAAGTGCTGAGTTTAGAACTATGGCATTTGGATTGACTACTGATGAGAATAAAATAAATGAAGCTGTTCAAGAATTAATGTTGTATTTTTTACAAATGAACACAACTACTTTACAAAACATATACGACAAAGACGGTATAGAAGGTATTAAACGTTATGGTGCTGTTGCTTTACGAAGATCATTAACAAGCACAAGAAGTAATTTTTATTATAAGTATGAAAAATATTATACTCGCATTGATAGCAGTTTTTATAATTGTAGTAGAACTTATGATGATGATTATGTTGTTTCTGACAGTTATAATTATAAGAACATTTCTAACCTTCCTAATGAAGAAGAAAAAAATCAATGGCAAAAATTAGAATTAATAGACAAAGAATTAGATAAGCTAGACAGTTGGTATGATCGAGAATTATTCAAACTTTATTATTATGAAGGCAATACACTGGACTCTTTAGCTTCTAAAACAAAGATAAGTAGAAATAGTTTATTCACAACTATAAGCAAAGTAAGAGAAATATTAAAAAAAGAATTAGCAGATGAATAATTTAATAACTATATGGCCATCATAAAATGAATAAATTTTTTGTACCTACAGAAGTGTATGAAGATAGAATTGCTATCTGTAAAGCTTGTAAATATTATTTTAAACCTACAGGAAGTTGTAAAATTTGTAAGTGTTTTATGAAAATAAAAGCAAGATTAGCTCCTATGGGATGTCCAAATTCATATTGGACAAAAACAACAGAAATGACGCAACCTGATGATTTACCACAAGAAATTATAGATGAAATATTAGATGTATGGCAATACTTAAAAACAGGTGTAGCTAAAGGACAAGAAGCAAAAACCAAAATGATTGATTTATACAACACTATATATATGACAAACTATAATCCTAAAACAAATTGCGGTTCTTGTATATCTACTTGTTATGACGGAATAAAAAAACTATACGAAAAATACAAATGATAGAAATGTTAAAACATATAACAGGACTATGTGGAGAGCCACACCCAAGCTTATTAACTTTATTATTAGGAACACCTATTGTTAGCGTATTGCTTTATAAATTAAAACGTAATAAAAAATGATCATCTTATTTGCAATAACATTTATTTTATTTATACTTTTATACATACTTATAGAAATTAAAACAGGTCAAAGAGAAAATAAAAAATTAGAAGAAAATATTAACAAATATGAAAATTTAAATGGAAGATTATAAAAACAACGTAGAGCCAAGTTATTACTCAGGTAAAAAATATGGCTATTCAGCACGTAGAGTAGTAGAAGATTTTGACTTAACATACAACACAGGTACAGCAGTCAGTTATTTACTAAGAGCAGGAAAAAAAGAAGGCAATCCTGCACAACAAGACATACAAAAAGCAATAAATCATTTAGAATTTGAATTAGACAGATTACAATGACAATATATAAATGTGAATGCGGTCAAGAACAAAAAGATATTCTTAAAGCTACAATAGTTTTAAGAGAAGGTAAATGGGTAGCTAAAGAAGCTATATGCAGTTGTAATAAATATATGAATAGCGAACCTGTTGAAGGTATGCCAAACCTTAGAAGAACTGAAGCGTCATTAAGTAAGAACCGTGATAAGTTATGGGAAGGAGCAAAAGAAAAACTAACAGGTGAAAGAGGAGTAAATGAACCTTTTAAATAAATGATAGAAGGAGTTGTAATAAATATTAAATAATAATTCAGCAGTTATACTTTGTAT